GCAGCTCGATGAGCTCTGCCCGCTCGGCTTAGATTTCTAAACGTCTTAACGCCGGTTAATTTCGGCTTGTAAATATACGACGTATTAGTTGTATTTTTGTAATTACCAGGAGAAGACCTGGTCAATTCCATTTTTGTTTCCATTACATCTTGTACGTGAGATGCACGTACGCTGGGGACTTCATCAACTTCACAAGTGTGAATATGTCCACCAATCTCAAAGTAACTTACCAAGTTAATCACTTCCGTGACTTTTTGTAATGTTTAGCACCATGCGACTTCATACGAAATGTCTTTTTCGTCTTAGCATCAACAAGTGTTTTGGTGCTTTTCTTTTTGTTCGTATATCGATAAACGACTTTACGACCATGTACTGAGGAGTGGAATGGTTTTCCGTAATTATACTTCGCCATCACGCACACACTCCAGAAGCCTTCTCAGTAAGGAACGCTGTTGCTCCGATAAGGTGACCGATCGCAACCAGTAGCAAATACTCAATTCGATTATTTTTAATGTGGTCCAAGATAACCACGCTTTTGGCAGTAGTAACTGCAATATCTGTCGCTGTTGTCATTCTTCACATCTCCATCATAGGTTCACATAGATAACCACGATGGTTACCAGGAACAAGATCGATCAAAAGACCGATATCAACATCAAACAAACTGTAATTGAATAGTTGAAATTTAACCAAACCACATGGGAAATTACCACCCTTAAGCCGGGTAGTTCCTCCCAATGTAGATGAAGTAATTGGGTGTTGGTCATGTATCTCAAGGTAGGATGCTTGATTAGCACCTCCCGGATACATTGTATCCGCATTGACTCCATCATTCTCAAATGGATATGGAGCAATGTTGTTTTCATCAGTCAACACATCTAGGATGTCTGTTGTCTGATCGGTTCCGTCATTAAAGATAGCAGCCATCCAATTAGCTGGCACGTTTCCACTTGCATCTTCAGCATCTCCAGGAACGTTAGGGTCTAAGACGTTAGGAAGACCACGACTAGCTGCGTATCCTTCAATCATGGATACAGCATTTAGACCAGAAGCACCATTGCCTGGATAATTAGCGCCAACAGCAATAATTTCCCTATCTGCAGTAGCAGTAGGATCGGCAGGTGTAGCCAATGGTACCATCACCTTCGATGATTCCCATTCGCCCTGAGTGTACAATGGGGGCAACCAATTGGCCGCAAAACCCAAATTGTGATGTTCAGAATCAGCATAAATTTTGAAGTCCATAAATTTAGGTCGAATAGATTCTGTCTCGCTAAGGGCTTCATTATTCATACGCAACCAAGTGCGCATTGATTTTTCCCAAGCATTGGATAAAACCCAAGTGTTGGGCAATTTACTAACAGTCACGTAGGCATCAACAGATGTTGTGCCTGACGGGATCGTTGGACTCGATAACAACTTCATTCCCGCCGTTGCCCAATTCAAACCTTGACGATAAAATCGTCTATTCATCAACGAAGCGATCTGCGAATAATCGCAGTACAATGTAGTTACTGTTGGAGTAATAGGAGTACCTGCACCACCCGGCTGAGAAGCGGCTGGTATTGTTTGTGTCTGAAGAGGCAGAGTCAAAACTGCTGGTTCTATTTTGTTGCGACTTTTACGGGCCATACCCAGTGGGTGGACTATACCGTTCTTAGTCTTTACTGTACACCCCTCTTGCTCCGCAATTCACCGCCAGTCCCGATTCACTCATAGGGCCGTCATCCCTCGCACCCCTCTCCGGATTCCTATCTTCCCTATTCGCTGCCTTTCTACCGGAGGTGAGGTTCTAAAAACTTACCTCTCGGTTGCATCCCAAAAAGTATGCATTTCGGCCCGCTCCGCTGTGGCCGCTACGGCGCTTTAGCGCCTGCGAAAGATAGAGGTGTGGTCATTCTCCCACCCTCTCCCTTTGAGCCTGTACGCAAGCCCACATTACACATCGAGGCTTGCCGTAGTTTACATAAACCGCTTCACATACACATGCGTGTACATTACAATAATGAAATAAAGGTACCTTACATCGTCTACACTCTATTTCATATTCTGTCAAACCGATCCCTCCATAAGGAGCACAAACTCGGTCTGTGCGTCGTCAATTTGGACGGGCTTCCATGTCCATTTGCCGTCCTTCTTATATCGCCAATACAGCTTCATCGCCAACACCCACAATATGTGTAACCACATCTAATACAAGGAGTAATCATTCTGATTCACACTCCGGACACGGTGTGTTTCCCATCTGGTCTAAATACCGATGTTTAAAACAAATGATAAGTTTCATTCTTCTAGGCTGCACCCAAAAATAAGCCCAATGGTCTTCTTGTTCGTCCATACCAATGCTAGGGGCATTGTATACATAAAGGTATCTATTCAATCCATTCATGTCCGCAACTGTAACATCGTACGTAAACGATTTCCACTTCACAGTTGTCTTTGCCCTGGTCAAGTACCAGGTGTTGTGCGTCTCTTTTCTGTGGATGATATCCACATTGATCGCACTTCATAGTACATCATCAAGAATTCTGTATGTTTCGTATCCAGCATATGCGCTTAATACTCCGATGGCCAAAAGGTCACCAATTGGTAACGGTCCATCTGCTGCTGCTAATCCCGCAGCCAATACTGCAGCTCGATGAGCTCTGCCCGCTCGGCTTAGATTTCTAAACGTCTTAACGCCGGTTAATTTCGGCTTGTAAATATACGACGTATTAGTTGTAT